AACAATCGTCGATCACAGTGTTTCAACATGTCTTCGATGTGTTCAGGATCACTGACCAATGCGTCGGGTGTTTTTACAGCAGCAATACTCTGTGACAACGCATGCACTGTGATTTCTGTAATTTTCATCAAGGCTGCACTCAGTGCGGACATTCTCTGTTCGTTTGGCATTTCTACGCCAGGTAATGTTTCTAAGATTTTTTGTTCTTCAAACTGACGTTGATTGTTATCGTTGAGATTCTTATAAGTCATTGGTTTGAAAAAAATCTCAAGATCGCCAGCCGTCACTGGCATAGAATAGTCCGGCGCCTTCATGCGTTCCAACATTGTTCTCAAATCCATTCCGTAATCATCTTCGTTTTTACAATGAGGACAGGTGGTTGAAACTTCCATGATATGACCGTAACTGGCAATGCGAATAGCTACAAGAATAGTGTCAACATCCATAGCAGGTATTGCCCATGGATCAACAATGTTGGGTATACAACTTTTAATGACATTGGTAACAGCATTGCCGTTGAACAAGGCATCAGGAGTTCTGTAGGTAATTTCGTCAATGGCAGTCATTGGATAAACTGGCAGCTCACGGTTGGCTGGCATGGTCAACGCCCCGGGTGTATAATGCTCTCCGTTGCTGGGCAGTTTGACATAGATTGCTGGCTGTCTAAAATACTGTGTTAGCGGGTTAATTGACATGAGATTTTCCTATATAAATATAGTTATGGCAATTATTACCCAAGGCGAATAAAATATGGCTGGATTTACACCCGAAGAAGCAGCAGCAATCAAACAGCAAGAGATAGAGGACATCCTACGGTTTGGGCGAGCCAGTGACGAAACTCGTAAACAGCTAATGGACTTGTCAGTTGGCGTCAAAGGCACCACTGAAGGGCTAACTAGAAATTTTAAAGCTCTTGGCACTAGTGGAATAAGTTTAGCCAAAGAACTAAATGCAGGTGTAGTTGGCGCCAGTGTTTTCAACGATTCCATTGGCAGTGTGTCTAATGCTTTGGGGGATTTGGTTGGACTAATTCCTTATGTGGGAGGTGCTCTTAAAACGCTGGTCAAAGGAGCAAGCGAGTATACTCAAGCAGTAAACAAGCAGGCTGATCAGCTGTATAGCACCTATAAACAAATGGGTGCAATTGGTGCAGCCGGTGCCGGCGGCATGCAGTCAGTGTATGACAATCTAAAAAAACTCAATCTTGGCGTCAACGAACTAAGCGACTTTGCCAGTCTCGTTGGTGAAAATGCTCAAACTCTGGCCAGTTTTGGAAAAACAGTTGGCAGTGGTCTTGATGAATTTGCAAACATATCCAATGCAATTCAACAAAGCGATGTAGGTGCAGAATTCCGTGACATGGGTATCAGCGTCATGGAAATAAACAAAGGCATTGCTGGTTACACCAAGATGCAAAATTTGGTAGGCGGCCGTCAAAAAATGACCACAGATCAATTGATTGCTGCGTCACAAGACTACATCAGAGAAGTGGATCTGTTGGCCAAGATCACAGGCAAAAATAGAGCCGAGCAAGAAGCATCTAAAGAAAGTGCCATGGCAGAAGAACGCTATGCTGCTTACAAATACGAGTTGGATCAACGAGCCAAAATGGGCGACGAAGCAGCCAAGGCTCAACTGGCTACTGTTGAAGGCACACAAATCATGTTGGACAAGATGGCGCCAGAAACACGCAAAGGTTTCTTGAACATTCTTTCTGGCACATTAGATACTCCAGAAGCTGCTAAACTACTGATGACCATGCCTAATGCAGCAGCAATAGCCGGCAAACAAACATTTACACAAGCTGAATTTCAAGCAGCAGCACTCAAAGACATTACCAGCAACCTGCAAGGTGGCGGCCTGCAATTGGCCAAAATGGGATCTAATAATGATACATTTTTGTCTATTCAAGAACAAATGAAGCTAAAAGCCCATCTTGAAGGCGCAACCTACGATGAAAGACTGGCTGCTGCCAAAACAGGTCAAAAGTTAACCGACCAAGCCACTAAAAACATGGGCAAGATCGAAGATGCAAATCGTACATCTCGTGACAATCTCAATGATTTGGTCAATGCCGGCATAGAACCTGTTACTGCAGGTATGAAAGGCTTGGCCAACGCTACTGATGCCACTATCACTGCCATGACAAAAATGGCAGGAATGGCAGGTGTAACAGTCAAGAAGCGCGATGCAGCACCAGCAGCAGCATCAGCACCGCCAGCAGCGCCAACACCAAGTGGAGCAGCACCTAGAGCAAATATTAGTGGACAGTTAAAAGACGATTTATTAAGTCGTCTGTCATCTTCTGGAATCACTGATAAAAAAGCTCAAGCCAATGTATTGGCACAGTTTGATGCCGAGTCTGGTGGCAACACAGGCGCACAAGAAAAATTAGGCTACAGTGCCAAACGATTGTTAGAAGTATTTCCAAAGAAATTCAAAGATTTGCAGGATGCTGAATCTGTTGCATCAGCTGGACAAGAAGCCATAGGTAATCGAATCTACGGCGGCCGGATGGGCAATGCCGCAGACGAAGGATTCAAATACCGTGGTCGTGGTCTGGTACAGTTGACTGGCAAAGACAATTATAAAAAGTTTGGCGAGTTATTGGGAATTGATTTAGTTAAAGATCCAGATTTGGCTGCAACTCCTGAAATTGCCAAAGCAATTGCTGTAGAATATGTCAAACAAAAACAACAATCTGGTACAGATTTGACCAACATTGCAGATCTTGGCAAGGCCATTGGCTATGCTGGTGGCCAAGCAGAAACTGCAAAACGAGCCAACATAGCCACAGCATACATGGCAGGTGGTGGAGTAATCAAAGCCACGCCTGGTGGTGTAGATCTTGTAGCGGGAGAAGCTGGACAAAACGAAGCAATAGTTCCATTGCCTGATGGCAGATCAATACCTGTGCAAATGCAAGGAGCTGATCAACAAACTGGAATTATGGCTGAACAATTGGCCCGTCTGGATGATATTATGCGTGTGTTGCAAAATCAATTGGGTGTGTCAGAAAAGATTTTAAAGTATGCACAGTAATTGCGGTAAATACTACCGTATATTAAAGGACAACTCAAATGGCTGAACAAAAATCAGTAGGTAATGGCAGAAACGGCGGCTGGCGCAAGTATTTCAAAGTCGCCGACGGTGGCGCCAACGGACAACTCAGCCCTATTTCTGGAAACAACGCCAATGGTTTGCCTGGTTACAATCGACAAACTGGGTCGGGCAGCAACACAGCCACTGGCAACGATTTTGCTTTTCGCAACTATGCCAGCCGATTACCCGAAGTATATTCAGGTCATCCCAACCGTGTCGAACGCTACAATCAATATGAAAACATGGACATGGATTCAGAGATCAATGCATGTCTGGACATCATTGCTGAGTTCAGCACACAAAACAACGAAGACAACAATACTCCGTTTGACATAGTGTTCAAAGATACTCCCACTGACCACGAAGTGGAAATTATTAAAAAACAACTGCAACAATGGTGCAAGTTGAACAAACTGGACCAGCGCATGTTCAAGCTGTTTCGCAACACCATCAAGTATGGTGATCAAGTGTTTGTGCGCGACCCAGAAACATTTGAAATGTACTGGGTTGACATGGTCAAAGTCAGCAGAGTCATTGTGAATGAAAGCGAAGGCAAGCGTCCCGAGCAGTATGTTATCCGTGACATCAATCCCAACTTTGAAAATCTAAGTATTGCTCCCAAAACCACCAGCGATTACTATGTGAGCCGTGCCACAGGATCTGTGGGGCAGAACAACTACTCGGCACCCAATGGCGGCGGTGGAGGCGGCTATGGTGGATCAGCCGGCAACAGCAGATTCACACAGGCCATGAACGAAACCACAGTGGATGCCAAGCATGTGGTACACCTGAGCTTGAACGAAGGTCTTGACTATTTTTGGCCGTTTGGACAGAGTATTTTAGAAAATATTTTCAAAGTTTACAAACAAAAAGAACTGTTGGAAGACTCAGTGCTGATATATCGTGTGAGTCGTGCTCCAGAACGCAGAGTGTTCAAGATTGACGTTGGCAACATGCCCAGCCACATGGCCATGGCCTTTGTGGAACGAGTAAAAAATGAAATGCATCAGCGCAGAATTCCCACTGTGAGTGGTGGCGGTGCCAACATGATGGATGCTGCATACAATCCATTGAGCATCAACGAAGATTACTTTTTTCCGCAAACAGCCGATGGTCGTGGCAGCAGCGTAGACACCTTGCCCGGTGGCACAGGATTAGGCGAAATTGACGATTTGAAGTATTTCAACAACAAAATGGCTCGTGGTCTGCGTGTGCCATCCAGCTATTTGCCCACTGGTCCCGACGACTCAGACCGTACAATGAACGACGGAAAAGTAGGCACAGCCCTGATACAAGAGTACAGATTCAACCAATACTGTGAACGACTACAGCGTTTGATCATGCAAAAACTTGATGATGAATTCAAGATGTTTATGAAATGGCGTGGATTCAACATCGACAACAGCATTTTTGATATTGTGTTGGGTCCACCACAAAACTTTGCAAGTTATCGTCAAGCAGAAATGGACACCAGCCGTGTGAGTACATTTGGCGCATTGGAACAATTGCCCTACATGAGCAAGCGTTTCTTGATGGAACGATACCTGGGTCTGAGTCAGGAAGAAATTACTGAAAACGCAAAACTTTGGAAAGAAGAGCGCGACGAGCCTGATCTGCAAACCACACAAGGGCAGGATCTGCGTAGTATTGGCATTACCCCAGCCGGCATGGAAAGTGATATTCAAGCTGGTGAAGCATTGGCTGCAATGCCGCCCGAAGGCAGTGCTGATGTAGGTGCAGTACCTGGTGCACCGCCTGGTCCTGGAACAGCACCCTCGGCTGTTCCTCCGCCGCCAACTGCATAAATACCTGTATGATTTTAAACGAACTGTATCAGAAGCAACCTGAAGGATATCAAGATATTTCTCAGGACAACAGTCAGCCTCAACGAGGTCAGCTTCGTAAAACTCGTTTGACTTTGCGACAGTTGAGCAAATTGCGTCAGATGAATGATGTTAGAACCTTTGAGTACAAAGAAAAACTCAAAGACATTCGCAAACAGTACGCACCTCCAGCAGCGCCACCAGGCCTGTAAATTTCCTTCAAAAACGCCACTTTTGGCGTTTAAATATGCTAAGTTTACTACTTTTGTGTAAGTAATAAACATGAGCCATAACCCTTTGGAGGAAACAATATGACATCAAAATTTGAACAGTTAATTGAATTCGTAATTAACGATGAAGACGCAAAAGCTAGAGAACTTTTCCATGATATCGTAGTTGAGAAATCTCGCGAAATCTATGAAAGTCTGATGGATGACGATCAAGACCCAGTCGAAGAAGGCATGGATCCAATGGAAATGAACGACGGCGATGCTGCCGACGATTTGATCACTGACGTTGAGACTGAAGAAGAAGGTCTCAGCGAAGAAGACGACATGGATGCTGAGTTTGACGATGGCGCAGAACAAGCCGGCGATGATCTCACACATGACATCGAAGGTGCCCACGACGAAGGCGACATCGAAGATCGCGTGGTTGACTTAGAAGACAAGCTAGACGAACTAATGGCGGAATTTGAAGCCATGATGGGCGGCGATACTGGCGATCAAGATTCGGAAGAATTTGAAATAGATGCCGGTGGCGATTCAATGGAAATGGATGACACCGCTGACATTATGCCAGAAATGGGCATGATGGAAAACGTCGATCTCAAAGCTGCTCCAAAGCCAGTTACTTCAGAACCAGCTGGTACAAACAGCCGTTCCACAGTGGCTGCCAACAGTGGTGCCCGAGGCATGCAAGGTTCCCCAGTTAGAATGACTGGCGACACAGCCCAAGGCCGCCCTGCTCCGTCTGCTAAAGACATGGGCATGACAACCAGTCCCAAGCAAGGCGCCGCTCCAAAGCCTGTTACAACACAAGCTGCTGGCGTAAACACCAAGTCTCCAGTCTAAGAGAATATGGCTCGTTATCTACAAGAACATCTCAGCTTCTCGCAAGCGCAGGTAAAACTGCTGAGCGAGGACGCTGTTGATGGCTCTGGTAAAACCCTTTACATGCAAGGCATCTGCATTGAAGGTGACAAGCGCAATGCTAACGAAAGAATATACCCGGCTCACGAGATCCGCAAAGCAGTTGGCACTATCAATGAACAACTTGAAAATGGCAACTCGGTATTAGGTGAAGTAGATCATCCTGATGATCTTAAAATTAACTTGGATCGTGTCAGCCACATGATAGACAAAATGTGGTGCGACGGCGCAATAGGTTATGGAAAATTAAAAATATTACCAACCCCAATGGGTCAACTGGTTAAAACCATGTTGGACAGCGGTGTTAAATTAGGTGTTTCAAGTCGTGGGTCAGGAAACGTCGACGACAGAACAGGACATGTCAGTGACTTTGAAATCGTCACTGTAGATGTAGTTGCACAACCCAGTGCTCCAAATGCATATCCCACAGCAATTTACGAAGGACTCATGAATATGAAGTACGGACATAGATTGTTGGAAGTGGCACGCGAAGCCGGTGCGGACAACAAAGTACAAAGATATTTGACCAGCGAAGTAAAAAAGCTGATCAGAGATCTTAAAATTAGGGAGGAATAAGCATGTTAGA